GAAACCGCTTTGTTCTGGTACAGCGCGAAGTTGTTGACGGTAAGTCGCCCATGCCGTTTTGTCAGCATCAGAAAGCGGGCTATCGGAGAGTTGCGTCCAATCACAATCAGCTAAGCGCTGGTTCCGTATAGAACGAACTTCATCTGATTTGTCGGCAAGGCGCTCTGCAATTTCTTCTGCGCTGGCTGCTGTGACTTCCCAAGTCATTAGCCACTGGCCGTTTGCAAGTGTTGGGTTTACTTGATTGCAGTCTTGATTCGCCGGGTTGTACTCCGGTTTTGGCTGGTCAACAACAGGGAAAACGTTCCAGCCTGCAAGCAACTCGTTTGATGGGTTGCGTGGAAAGCTGGTGTTGGGGTTGTCGCGTCTCAGGTCGCCGATTGAGTAGGGAAAAGTCTCGACGGTCTGATTGGGGGCAAGAACGTACATGATCGTTGCAAAGATAGCTTTAGTCTAAGTCGTTAAAGAGCAACCTTACGGAATGGGCGTACGCTTCTATTTTGCGTTTTGCTGTTTGTGACTTGGCGCCCGTCTGAAAATCTAATTCCATAGGCATCAGTGGTACTGTCCTGAGTAGATGTCCAATACCTATCAGTGTCAAAAGATTGGTCGCTTGAAGACTGAAAAAGAGACACTGATGTTTGGCCAGGGTCAGAAGTTGTGTAGTTAGACGCCCTCGCAGGAACAGCGTATGAGTTAGAACCAAAGCTGGTATTATTGTTGTTGGTTGTAGGCTTTAAGTTGTAATAAGCAATTTCCAGTTCATACAAAGCAGGGAGATACCAATCGCTGTACCCGCCAGTGGAAAGAGTAGCGCAGTATAATGCCGCAGGATGGGAAAAATTAGTCATATTCGCGGTATTTGCAGCACCATCGTATGTGCTGTCAGTCCCTGTCGTCGATGATGGTGAAAGCTTCCACCTTTTTTCTTCTTCTTTGTTTTTTTCACAAACAATTAAGGCATGAGTCGCTACACCATCTGCATTTTGACTAATTAAACCGGCGTAATAACCGCCTTCGTATGCTGCGCCGATAGCAGGCAGTCCTAAACCGGCCGAAGCTGCTGCCATATACATGCGGAAAGAATTGGGATCCATGGTTTTACCTCCTAATCAGTTGTCGTAATCTACAAGTGCCGCTGCACGGAATCTGGTGCCGCCGTCATCAGTGACAAACATAAACAAATGGGTTTTGCCGGTTGTTAGGCTTGGTGGCAAGCCATCAGAAGTATTAAATTTAACACTGGTAGGAAAAGTCACCGTGCCACTGGTGTGAGTCAGCTCTAAAGTAAACGAATAGGCTCTGGATGATGGTACGTTACTAAAGGTAAATTCACTGTTGGCGTTAATAGTTTTTGTGAAGTAATTACCATCAGAGCAGTCAATATCAAGTGCGCTGACGGCGGTAACGTTTGATGCGTAGTTACCATCTAAATCGAGGGTGGCTGCTGGGTTACCCGTCCCGATACGGATGCTGCCCGAGCTGTCGATGCGTAACCTGTCGCTACCTCTGATTCTGCAAAGCAGCGATGGCGTACTCGCTCCGCTGTTTGCATCAACGTCAATAACAAAATTTCCTGCACCAGGTGCAGCTTGAAGTTGGTGATCAACGTCTGTGACAGGGTCAGTAAGAATAAACTTTGGATTAGAAGAAGAAAGGTGCAATAACGCACTGGGATCTGATAGTCCAATGCCAACGTTGCCGCTGGAGTCAATTCTCATTCGTTCAGATACACTTCCAGCAGACGCTGTTTCAAATACAATCTGTCCGTCATCTTTATTGGTTGTGTCAGGGCCTGATTTTGCTTTTATACCCGCAACTTCAGTGCCGTTCCACTCAAATTTAGTACCACCAAGGAAACCATTTGCTGAGGTTCGATCTGCGTTAATCTCAATATATGAGACGGCGTCAGTTATTTCTCGGTCTAAACGAAGAGCACTGGAAGTTTGTGCTTTGATATCTAATGTTGCGTCAGGAGAGCTATCCCCGATGCCAACTTTACCATTACTGTCAATGCGGAATCTTTCGGTATAACCGCTGCCGTTATAACTGCGGAAAACATGATTTCCGCCACCCGTATTGTTCCTGGCTTCGTAATAACTGCCTGCTCCTATTTGACGGAATCGGCCAATCTGATTGGTCCCATCAGTGTCTTGAATTCTGATTTCAGGACTAGCATTTGAAATATGCAAACTTCCTGAAGGATTTGCCGTGCCAATACCAACCTGACCTGCAAAATAGGCGTCACCCGTTCCACCAAAAAACCTGACGTTGTTTGTGCCTGAGGAATCATCTAGGTAGATGTTTCCACTGTCGCTAGCATCTTTTGAGATTCGGATGACATTTTGCGTGCCGCTTGTGTTTTGAACAATTATCGCGTTCGTGTCAGCGTTAATTCCAAAAGTCAGTGTGCCGGTCATTGTGTCGCCGTCGGCATTCACAAATTCGCCGGCCAAGCTGCGCCAAGCGCTACCGTCCCAAACCTTTAGATCGTAGTTACCGCCTGTTGTATCGAGCCATTGCTCGCCAACTGAGTTACCGGTTTCGCCGCCGGTTGCAGGAGTGCTGTTAGGTGCGGACGATCCAACGTGGACTGGGCCGACCTTAATAAGCTTTGGTGTTGCGCTGTTATCCCTGAAAAACAGGCCAGGACTAGCAGGGTTAAAATTTACGGCAAGCTGGCCGTTCTCCATATTGTCTGGATCGGGCCGCTTATTCGCTTCACTTGACCGCACATTCTGCAGAGCCATTCCTTAACACCAGTTGCCTGGCTGGAAATTACTCTTGCATTCTAGTGATCAGTATGTACCGTCATCCAGCTGGCTAGTTAGCGCAACCGTTCCAGTGGCGTTGGGCAGTGAGATTGTGCGATCAGCTGTTGGGTCGATAACGGTAAGCGTGGTGTCATTAGTTGTACCTTCAAATACAAGACTGCCGGTTGTGCCGACCAAAAGCGGGCCGGTGATCGTTCCACCGGAGCCGGAAAGTGCCGCATCAGCAATGTCCTTGACGGTTTTGATTGCGTTGGCTGTTGCAGCCAGAGTTGTTGATGTGGATGAAGTGCTGTCGCTCAGTTGAACAACACCTGCGGATGATGTTGAGGCAGAAACGATTTTGCTGGCTGCGATTGCAGCAGAGCCGCTGATGTCGGCATTGACGATCGAACCAGCGGCAATCGACGTTACGCCGGCGTTGGTGATGCTGATGTCACCAGTAATTGCTACTGCGGTTGGGACGTCAGTAGCACTACCAATTAACAGGTGAGCGTCAGTTAAATTTTGTAGTTTTGTAAATGCAATTCCGGCACTAGCACTAACGTCGTCATTAGTGATTGTGCCGTCAGCAATCATCGTGCTGGTGACGGTGCCGGTGTCGCCGGTTGTTACGACGTTGCCGCTTACATCTGGGAAGGTGTAGGTCCGAGGTGCAGTCAGGGTTGCAGCGGTAATCTGTCCTGTATCACCGTTTGTCAGAGACAGGTTTACGCCTGTGTCGAGAGTTAAATCACCAGTCAGCGTGCCACCTGCTATAGGCAACTTTTCGGTATCTAACTCTTGAATAGCTGTTTGAACGTTTGTTGATGCAATATCACCAAACGGCGTGAAGCTGATGTTTGTTGCTTGCTGCGATGCGATAAAGCTTGAAACATCGAGCAGTTCCCAACTCGTTCCGTTGGACAGCAAAATGTCCGGCGGATTTAGCGGTACTTGATCAGGTGCTGGTGATGCTCCCGTACCTTGCTCACTAACAACGACGTAGTACTGACTGTTGGTAGATGCTGCAGAGGGAAGCGAAGATCCAACAGTCAAACCAATGGCTTGGCCTGCAGTCGTTACTGACGCAACAAGATTAGTTGAAGCGTCATACGTTCCAGCAAAAACGATTTCACCGCTGGTGATTGTTACAGGCTGCCAAGCGTTGCCATCCCAGAGATAAAGATCTCGGTTGACTGCGTCGAAGAAAAACTCGCCTTTGAAATACGCTGTGGGGAAGGTGACAACACCGCCTGTGTTACCTGAGCCAGCAAAAGTAACCGTTGAGGAGTCAGCGAGTTTCTCACCAGTAATCGTGTCATTTCCGATTCGTGCAGCGTCTAAGGTTCCGCTGGTAATTTTTGTGGCACTGAGATCTGGGATGTCTGCTGCAACGAGGTTTAGTCCTGCGGTGACGATTCCTCGTGCGTTGACGGTGACTTTTGCGTGAGTTCCGGCGACAACACCGCTATTTGAGATTGAAAGTGCGCCAGCACTGTCGACTTCTAAACCACCAGAAGCTGGAGTACTTACACCGCCGATTGCAGATGGGGTGGCTTTTGGCAGGTCACTTGCAGCCAGGCCAGTGGTGCCTGTGATTAGGCCGTTGCCGTCAAATGTAATACCGTTAGCCGTTGCACCGGTCAGTGTGTTGGTAATGCTGAGGGCGCCTGTTCCGCTAACGGTCAGGCCAGAGTCTGCAGCTGCGCTAACGGCACCGATGGTGGTTGTGGTTGCCACCGGCATGTCACTTGCAGTCAGTGCTGCAGTGCCGGTGACGTGGCCTTGGGCATCAAATGTAATACCGTTAGACGTTCCAGGGGTGACGGCGTTGGTGTGGCCGATGTCCCCTGTAGTTTTGTCTAGGCCGCGATCCAGGGATTCCGATGGGATTTTTGCGGCTGTGACGGTGTTATTGCTGAGTTTTCCACCGTCGATACCGCTGCTGAGTTTGGCGTCAATAACTGCCCCGTCAATAATGGAGTTCGTGTTGACTGAGATGTCGGCTAGCTCACTTGCACCAACGGCATTTGCCGCAATTTGAAGTGCAGTAATACTGTCGTTTTCTAGTTTTGCACCTGGAATAGATGCGTCGGCAAAGTTAGTTTTTGCGTAAGTAACTGCTCCGCTGGCGATTTGACTCGTGCCAACCGCTCCAGTGGTGATTGTTGTGGCGAAGGTGCCGCTACCGCTACCTGTAACAGGTCCGGTCAGGATGATGACTTGGTCGCCGGTATTGGTGCCGGAACTTGTGCCGCTAAAAGTGCCGTCTTGGGTGGCAAGCGTTCCAAGGCCGAGGGTGACTCGTTGCGCTGCTGCATCAATGTCGTCAAGCAGTGCGCGACCTGCTGCGGTGCAGGGGATTTCTTCTACATCGCCGCTACCTGCACTGGAACGTCCCAGCAGGATGTCGGTGTTTACGTTTTGAAGTTTTGCAAAAGTGATTGCGTCGGCGGCAACCTTAATTTCTGTTACTGATAGATCAACAAGTTCATTAGTGCCGACACTGCCAGCGCTGATGGTGCTGCCTGAAATTTTGGCCGCTGGAATAGTGGCATCGTCGACAAGATCGAAACCGCCTTCAAGAAAATCCTTGACGGTAATCTTTTTTGTTTCTGCTGCCGATAGGTCAGCAATAGCTACGGGATCAGTGCCCTGCAGCGAGGTTCCAGCCAGTGCAGGCAGATTAGAAATCTCAAGATCTGGCAAGGTTTTGCCCCCTCAAGCTGTAGAGCTGTATAGGTGTATTCTAATCTTCCAAAAGTAGGCGGCTTCCGTCCTCTTGTAGCAAGAAATCGCCGCTCTCTTGTAGCAAATAAGCAGGCGGTTTGCCTTGTTTCAGCACAATTTGCTCAGAAGTGACGAAGTCAACTCGTGTTTCAATGGCGCGGTCGTTTGATACCGAAACAGCGACGTTGGTGATAACGCACTTGGTTTCGTACCAGACGCTTTCAGGTTGCTCTGGTGTTCCGGCAAAGATGAAAAAGCGGCCGTGGAAATCTGCGCCTTGCTGCACACGAACCACCAGACGTGCCAGGTAAGAGGGGAACTCTGCGGTATTTGAGCCGTAACCGCTGCCGGCAATCGAGCCGT